GAGGCGGCCAGCGAGTCGCCATCGATAGCTATCGTCATGTCGCCCTCGACCACCCCACGCTGATCCATCACGCGACGGAACACCTGATCAAAGATCACGTCGTCACCGATCTCCAATCCGGGGTACTCGATGCCGCCGTTGACGATCCCACCGATGTACTGAATAATGCGGTCTTCGATCTGCTCGACGCCATCGGACGGGAACGTCGCGCCGGTCGTAATGGTCAGGTCGATATCGATATCAACCTCCGTCGCCCGATCAAAGCTCTCGGGGCGTGTCACGCCGTCGTTGTCCACCGCATCGGCAGTGGTTGCCCCGAACGTCTGGAGTCCAGCCCCGCGGGATTCAAAGATGGCTTGGGCAATTGTGGTATCAGCCACGCCGGGTGCCTGCACTGTCACCTCCGGACCGTACTCATTGGTCACCGTATCCCGTCGCTCCTCGACACGCACGGAGATGATGTCGTCGGAGTAGTTGAGAATCGACGACTCCATGGCGGACACCGTACTGACACCACCTTCGCCTTTGGTGGTCTCGTAGCGCAGCTTGAACTCCGGATCGCGCTCCTCATCACGGCCTTCGACATACCCTTCGGACTGATCGCCCGTCGGGTTCGGGTTGGTCACCGAGTCAATCCCCGAAACCGGATCGCCGAAGCGCGTGATCGTATCCGCATCGACGTTGGTTTCCTCACCCAGCCACTCCTCGTCGAGATCCGTCTGCCACGGGCTGAGAGCCTTGATGGGCACAGTCACTGATACCGACCCGTCAGACAGGATTCGTTGAGTCATCGTCTCGAACGGAATCGGTGGGCGAGATTCAGTCCGTGGTGTCGTGACGACCGTCCCTTCGGGAATCGAGTAGTCGGTCGACGCCATGGTCTCCCGACTGAACACGACCTCACCCGTGGCCGCACGCAACGGACGGCGGCTGAAACCAGCCAACGCCAACTGCTTGTCGAGTTGTTCGCCAAAACTATCCTCATAGAACGAGGCGTAGTAGGCTGCTTCGGCAGCGTCCCACTGCGTGGCGATCTCCGTGGCGGTGGCGTTGATGATCTGCAAGACGGGTGAACTCGGACGAAGCTCGATATCAGTGCCAAGCTCCTGTTCGAACGCCGTCTTGAGATCGTCGCGGATCTGATCAATCGACTTCTTCTCGAAGGTGCCGTCAGGTTGTGGGCCGAACTGGCTCACTGCATCTCAACTCCAAACTCCACAGTGTCCGGCACTGATACCAGTGCCACCGCCACATCGACCTGTCGGGTGCGGTTTGTTCGATCACCCGTGATCTCGACCGACTCGATCGATTCGACCCGATCGTCTCGATCCAGTGCGAAGCGGATCTCCCGATCCAACACCTCGTTGGGTGCGCCGACGATCTCGAAGACACGCAGGCCATGATCCGGCGCGAACGGGTCTTCGCCACGCACCGTCGTCAGCGTGTCCTTCAGTTCCTGCGTGACACCTTCGATACCATCGATCATCGCGTACCGCTTCGCGTCGTCGAGATTGATATCGCCGTCTGCGTTGGTCTGGAGTGTGCGTTTGAACACCATAGTTAGCTTGCCTCCGTATCCGAGGAGCCGGGGTCGTCGACCGTGACCGACCCGCCCGAACTGTCGGTCAACGTCGCATCAGCGGTCAACACCGGGGCGGAAGCGTTCGGATCACCCAACGTGACCGAGCCGTCCGGAGCCAGTTTGATCACCGTCCCCGAGCTATGGCTGACTTCGAACAGCCCATCTGGAGCCATCGTCATTGTCGAGCCATCGCTCTGGATCGCCAGCACGAACTCACCGGGCGAGTGACTGGGGATCGCGTCGTCATCCAGCCAGAGACTGGCGATGAACACCGCCGCCTCCAGCGTGTGCCGCCGGGTCGAACTGTTCGGCACATGGCCGCGATCTTGGATCTGCTCGGCCAGCGGCTCGCGTGTGTGGAGCAACAGCCCTTCCATCTCTGATTCGAGTGGCAACACCACACCAACCCCATCGCCGCCGAACGGCGTGGCGATCGGCACGTCATCGACGAACACGTTGGCGTCGGATTTGAGACTCACCGTCACCCGCTGGGTCTCACTGTCGACGCTCTCGATGATCGCCATACTCGCCGTGTACATGCCGCGCACCTCGTCGCGGATGAACTGGCGGATGGTGCCGGCGATTGAGACATCCTTGTCACTCATCGATACACCTGTGCCGTCTCTGATTGTGATTGCGTTGCGTTATGCATCGAGAATGAACCTCCACTCCGCTTCGTTAGTCACAGTGGCCGGATTACACCGGGTTGTAGCCGGGGAACTCGACCACATCAGGCGTTGGGTCGTACTCCTCGGCGTCGTCAGCCAGCGTCACGTCAGCGGTCACCGTGTGGTCACCGCTCACCGTCGAACTCGCGTACTCGTAGTTCTCGACGCGATAGACACCATCGAACCGATCAGTGTTGATGACCACCTCGGCTCCCTTTCGGATGCGCGGATCGAGCATGGCAGTAAACTCCAGTCGAGTCTCATCGTCCTCGCTGTCGTTGTTCGACTTCTTGCCGATGTTCAACAGCAAGCCATCAAACGATAGCTCGGGTACCTCGCCTACAGTGGTCGAACGCTCGACGAAAAACAGCCGACCCTGCTCGGCGAACCACTCCCACTTGACGCCCGTCAGTTCGGCGGCGTACTCCAGCAGTTCGTCGAGCCAGTCCTTGACCTTCCGATCGGTCGTCATCGCCCAGTTACCCGGAATGGACTGGCCAACGGGATCGACCGTCGCGCCAAGCCCCAGCGAGGCGGCGATCTCCTCGACGATTACCGACGGCGAAGCATCGGCCCAACTGTTGCTGATACGGTTAAGAACCGCCTCCGCCGTCACGTCTTGGCCCTGCAAGCGATACTCGATATCGCTGCCGTTGACCGACGCCTTCAGCTTGTCAACGTTACCGTAAATCACGTTCTGCTGGATACCATTTGCCCACCCCAGCGTGATCGAGAGCTTGCTGTTCTTGTCGAAGCGATCCCACGTCGCATCCGTGAGATTCCACAGCTTCGCGTCAAACTCCAGCGGATCGCTGCTGGGCTTGGTGACGGAGATATCCATATCGAATCCCGACATGTCTTGGCCGTCAATGTAGAGTTCGCGGTGCTGCTTCCAGAGGCGCATCCTACCACTCCTCCGGCGGACGACCATCGGGACCCGGAATCACGTAGAAGTACATCTCCTCCTGTAAATTCTGCGGCGTCACGCGTTGGGCCTCGCCGCTGGGATCGGCGAACAGAAACACGCAGAACGGCAGATATGAATAGTACCGATACGGCGTGGCCACGCTCTTGGTGACCCGCCGCCCGATAGTCAGATGCTCGATTTCAACCGTCCAGCGACTCAACTCGGAGTTCCACTCCATCTGAAGTGCGAACCGCTGACGCGGAAAACTCCGCGGCGTGAACTCCACGTTGATCGACTGGCGGTTCTGGATTCGGTGGCGTGGCAAGTTGATGCGTTCAGTCATCGGTTAGAACCCCAGTGCGCTGGCCATCGAATCAGCAGCGTTGCTCAGTGACTCGACGATACCACCGCTGTCACTCGTGCCCGAGGGATCGTCATCGGTTGGCTCCGAACCAGCCACGCTGGGTGGGTTCGCACTCGCACTGCTACTCATCGAGCCACCGGGTGCTTCAAAAGAGACTTCAGCGGTCTCCATCTCGGCAAACGTGATTTCCTCGATCTTCAGCGTGACCTTGTGATGCGAAAGACGGGTTGCCTCGTCGGACACCGACAGATCGTCGAGCTTCGCCTCCGGAATACCGAGGTCCCCGATCGACGCGGAGAACGGCTCGCCTGCCTCACGGATCGTGGTGAGTTGCTCAACCACGTCGGGTTCGACCCACGCTTCGAGCGTGACAGCAATCGGCTCACTGCTGACGTAGGTGCTGAACTCGAAGCCCCGCTCGACCGTCTCCGTCGGAGCGTTCCACCCGGCATTCGAGTCGCGCCGGGTCGCGCCCTCGATGACGATATCATTGATTGTAACTTGAGTCATGGTGTTTGGTCTCCGATCGAATCAGTCCAAATCCGCTTTCAGCTTACGTTCGAGTTCGGTCAACACGTCGTCAGTCGCCGACTCGGTAGCCGCCGCCACGTCAGCCTCGGGCGAATCCGTCCCACCCTCGAAGGTGATGTTCTGGATCACCTCGATCATGATCTCCGTCCGCGAGGCAGCACTCGTCGACGGATTACTACCATCGGTACCGAGTCCACCCGTGAACGAGCCGATGACCTTACCAAGCGGCGTCTGCTTGGCGATCGAGCCGAGAGCGTTGGCGACCGTGCCGCCCTCACCAGCCATGCCTTTGGCGATGGTCTGTGGAATCGCCGATCCGGCATCAGTCAGTCGACTAAAGCCACCTTTCTCCGCATCAGAGAACGGCAAATAGGCCGAGGCTGCATCAGTAACCGACGACACGGCATCCAGCACTGGTCCGGGCACGATGCCCTCCGCCAGTCCCTTCACCATATCGTAGCCACGCTGCTTCCACGCATCCGGTGCAAGGTGAGCAGCCGCCAACAGCCACCCCACACCCGGAATAAGCGCGAGCAGAATACCGGGGAACATGGATTTGAACGGCGCGACCAGCCCCATGACGGCGTTCTTCCCAGCGTTGAGCCACTTGCCCGGATTATCGAAGAACTTCAACGCAGCGGCGAACGGGCCGAGCGTAATGGCCGCGAACGCAATCGCCGCGATGCGACCCAACTGCCACAGAATCGCACCGAGCGTCTGGAGATGGCCGCCAAGCCACGACGCACCCTTGCCGAGCGCGTCGAACACACCCGCCGCGGCATCCCCGGCTCCCAGCACATCGAACTTCATAATGGCTGCGAGCGCGGCGAACACGCCGACCACCAAGCCGACCGCGGCGATGATCGGCCAGACTGGAGCCAACACCGCCCAGACCCCGGCGGCAGTCGCATACAGTGCGCCGCTCAGCACGCCGAGCGCACCAGCCAGACTCCCGGCTCCAATTATCGAGCCAATGAAGCCGCCGACCAGCGTGCCCTGAGAGGCCGCGAGGATCTGCGTGGCAAGGATGTTGGCACCCAACGCCAGCGTGAGGGCGGCGAACGTCGTCGTCAGTGGGATCAGTACCGCACCCAACGCCTGTAACGCGCCCTCGTGGTTGTTGACCCAGTTCACCCCCGCAGCTATCTCCTCATTCAGCCACTGAATGCTGGGTCCGGCACCCGTGAAAATCGAGAACGTCATCGCATCCAGACTCGCTCTCAGGAACTTCACCGAGCCTGCGGCGGTATCCATCTGGCTCGCGGCGATCTCCGACGCCGTGCTGACACCACCGATCCCCTGCGAGATCTCGCCGACGCTCGTGTTGGCATCAGTGATATCAGAGGCAAGCGACGTGGCGGCGTCGCCCGAGATGTTCAACGCGCCCTGCAGGCGCATAGCGATCTCGCTGGTGGTCTCGCCGGAAGCCGCCAACTCGTCCATTCGCGTGACGATCTCCGTCGGCGTGACTTCAGATGGATCGAGATTCGGCATGTCCAACGCCTCGGAGACGGCGGCGATCTGATCGGGGTTCAGCTTGTTGAGTTGGCCGACCGACGCCTTGATCTCCGAGCGGAACACATCGCCGATCTTCTCGTTCAGCTTCTCTTGGTTATTCAGCAGCGGGATTAGTGCGCGTTGACCCGTCTGCCCGGCCAGATCTTGGGCGGCGGCCATCCGCTCGGAGGCCGACTGAATATCCGACATGGAGTTATTGATCACGTCAAGCGTGTTGTACAGGGAGATGAACTCACCCTCGCTATCGAGGAAGTCTTGGGTCGAGAGTCCCAACTCGGTCATTCGCTTGGCGGCTTTGCCCGACGGCGCGGCCAACTCTTGGAGCATCTTCCGAATCCCCTCACCGGCACGTGCCGCACGGATACCCGTATCGGCAAGAACCCCAGCCGCACCCGACACCTCGGCGAGCGTGATGCCGGTATTCGAGGCGACCGATCCGGCGCGGTTCAGCGTTCGGGTGAGATCGGCGAGGTTCGTCGTCGAACTGGCAAACGTCGCGGCCAGTGCCGAAGTCACCTGATGGGTCTCATCCGCCGCGAGGTTGTACATCCGCAGCGTCGAGGCCGTATCACGCGCGGCTTCCTTCATGGTCAGCGTCGAGGAGACCGCAAGGTTGGCCACACCACGGGCAGCCTGCATGGATTCTTGGACGCTGAACCCGGCGAAAGCAAGCTGCTCCATCGCACGGGAGGCATCGCCCATGGCAACGGGGAGATCGATCCCAATCGCCATCGCCGTATCCTGAAGCTTCGACATCTCAGCATCGGTCGCACCCATCAGTTCCTGCATTCGGCTGAACGTCTGTTCGGCGCGTCCATGTTGCATAACCAGCGCGCCGACCGACGCGGCCAATGCGCCCGTCACTGCAGCCGACGCAACGAATGCTGCTCGCATCCCGCCGACTGCCTTCTCTGTGTTCTCGAACGACTGGGCGGCGTCATCCCCCGCGGACTCGGCGTCTTTCAGCTGACGAGTGGCTTGATCGTTAGCTGTGACTACCGTCGCAATGCGGCGGACGTTTCCTGAGAACATGAATTAATGAAGTGACGTGGGTGCGGTTACGTAGTAATGACGTTGCCGTGTTTGGCAACGCCGGGTGTGACGCTACTACTCGTCCGATGCTGGCCGTGTGACGGCGCATCGTCCGGCAGTTGTTTGTCGGCCTGTTCGGATTCTTGTTGATCGAGTTCGGACAGCGACTGGCTCCAGTGCAGCCGTTTCTGCCACGGCCACTGGGCAACCTCCGTCGGATCGAGACCAAACTCGCGGGCCAACCGAGTTGTTAGGATTCCACTTGGACTGGCTGCCCATCTTCGGGAAAATCCATCATATCGTTGAGGCCGATGGCCGTGCTGACACGAGTTAACAGCCCGATCCGCTCGCTCATTCGCATATCACGCCATCGCTCCGGCGTGAGTTCCGGGGCGGTGATCGCACTGCGACAGAGATCGTACATCCGATCACTGGCCGATGTCTCGCCCGTATCGGCTTGGGCCATCATGTTGAGAACCGTGTCATCGTCCGGATCTTCGATCAGAAAGACGGTGCCTCGGAAGTTGATGTAATCCTTGGTTGGCCCGGCACCAAGCGTCCACTCCTGATTCTCCAGTTCCTCGATGGACATCTCCTCGGGGTCCATCTCGGTGAGATCAGAGACGCCTTCGGTCTCTATCTCCGGTTCTGGCTCTACCTTTGGTTCGGCTTCGGCGGTGGTTGTATTGTCCTGTGCGTCCGGCTCAGTCTCGGCTGCGTCTGTATTAGTATCAGTCATCGAAAACCCCGTTCAGCAGTACCCGCATCGACTCAATTACAGCAGTGTCAGTTCAGTTCAGTTCACGTGTTCGACACGCGTGGCGTCCCAACTGCCCTCGTACATGGGCATCGACGACTCCTCGTAGTCGTCGGCTGGTCCCCACTCGTTGAGCGCAACACGGATGAAGTCCGACTTGTCACGTGGCTCCGACTCGGTGTAGGAGACCGACAGGGTGAACTCCGTGTTGTTCTGGAACAGATCTTCCAGCGTGGGGATTGACTCCGAAACTGCCTTGATGGCAATCGAACCGGAGTACTCGCCCGTCCCGATAATCCGCACCGTACCATCTGGGTCGAGGCTGCGTTCGAGTTCGTGATCCTTCGACTGATCGTAACCGATCGAGTCGACCAATGCAACCCGCTCGCCGTCGATAATGACGGCGATCTCTTGGGCATCGAATTGTACCATCTGTTATCAGACTCCCACCGTCAGACCGAGCGTGAACTCGTGGACATCGCCAGCCAGCGTGATGTCGAGTTCGATGCCGGTCCACTCGCGGTTTGCTTTATCAGTATCCGACAGCGAGGCCACCTCCGGCACGGTGGTCGAGGCCGCCGACAGCGGATTACCAGTACCGCCGACGTACTCCTGCAGCGTGTCGGAAATCACGTTGAGGATGATGTCGCGGCCATCGCTCGTGAACGGGATCCTGTCCCGGCGAATCCGGAGTGATTCGAGGATCCGGCGGACTTCGGCGCGGATGAATACGGCTGTTTGACGCACGTCGAAGAACTGGTAGTCCGAGGAGTTGCCTGCAGTCGTCAGCGAGTTCGAGACGATCGTCGTCCCACCCTTGTTGATGATGACGTTGAGGGGACCCGAGTTGTCGGTGTCGCCGCCCTCGAACGTGTCGGCGGTTGCCGGATCGCCGATCTTCGTGCTGACTGCGCCGCCGACTGGGAGTTCATCCCAGTAGAAGTTGTGCCACGGATCGCTGGTGGCCAGTCGCCCCAGCAGATACGCCGCCAGATCCTCGCTGTTGTTGTTCACCAGCATCGCGTGACCACCGCTCGGCAGGTAGCCCGAAACAGCGTGGGCCGTATCCATCGCCGTCTCCACGTCCGCGAACGTCGAGACGTTAGGACCGCCGGTGATCATTCCGGCATCGTTGCTCGATGCCCACGACTGGAGCGCGTTGAGCGTCCCGATATCCCGCTCAGTCGCACGGATATCGGCGGCTCCCACGCGGTTGATCGTCGGAGACATCACATCGAGTCCCGTGAAATCAGCCGTGTAATAGGTTAGTTCCGGATCGGTCTCGCTGGTGGCGACTTCGAGCGTGTCGGTGTTGATCACCGTCGCCGCGGTATCTTGATCCTGCACCGGCGGACTCTCGGTGGTGAAGCCGATATCGGCGGAGTCGATGGAGATCTCCTGTTCGCCGAGAACAGGGCCGTTCGGCAGGTCAGTGCCGTCGGTGAGCGTTTCGGATTGTTCGGTGGCTTCCAGTACGAGAACGTACCAGTAGCTGGCACCCATTTCGGCGAGTGCCTGCGATGACGTGTGGACTGGCGTCCCGTCACCGTAGTCGTTCGATACGTCGGCAGCACTGGTGTACCGGTTCACCTCGCCGAACCCCGCGTTCGGTGGTGAACTGGTCATGGTCCCCACGATGCCAACGTCAGTGTACGTTGGCTGGGGACGGGCACCAGTTTCTGTCGAAAGGTCAATGTGGACGATTTCTTTTGGCATTGGTTAGTCCAGCAGCAACTGCGTGATTTGGTTTGGGTCTATGTCTGTGTCGCTTACTCTGTGGTTGGCTCTGCATCGACGCCGAACAGATCGACGGCCTCGAACTCTGATTCGACTACCGAGGTATAGCCCACCGTTGCGGTGAACTCCGCCCGCAGCGTGTCGACGGACTCGAACGGCGTCGGCGAAGATTGTGGCTCAATAGTGAGCGCACGCCCCTCGGCGGAGTCCACGTTCAGTGCGGCGTTCGAAGCGGTATGGACGAGCCACTGCCAGATCGGGTTGACAAGCTGTTCGAGTCGCACCTGTGGCGGAATCGCGTCCTTGAACCGCCGTTCGACCGCGACCCTGAACGACAGCGTGTCGGATTGTGGCTGTTCATCACGCTCGGTAATCGTCGAGCCATCATCGCTCTCGGTGTAGCCCGCGTAGCTGTCCAGCGGAGTCTCATCCGTAACGATGCCACCCTGTGAGTCCATGCCGAGCGCAACCACGGGGTAGTCGTCGAACTCGCCGGTTTGCTCGCCGCCACTCCAGATCAGCGCGGGATCGATCGTCACTGATACCTGTTGAATCACGTCGTCAGTATCCTCGTACTCCCAGTCGACCGTCGTAGTGACTGACAGGGCGGCTTCGAGTCGCTGACGTTCTACAGTTGTGAGCATGATGAATGGAAGAACAGCGGATCGAGGTCGGAATCGGAATCAGATTACTTGATCTCGGCGTTCACGAGTTGGTCATCGAGTTCATCGCTGATCAGCGTGAGTTTGGACATGGCAAACTCCGCCGCCGGGCCGAGGAACGGACGGGCTGGAATGCCCTGTTCGGCAAGCCCGAACTCGTGAACCGCGGCATACGGCAGCGTAGACGTGATCACCGAAGTACGTGTCTTCTTACGATACTCGGATTCGGCCTTCACGTTGGCTTTCAGGCTGCCGGAGTCGGTGAGGATCTGACTCGATCCCTTCGCGTCAACAGTCGCAGCAGCCAACTGCGGCCAACTGTTACCCATCGCGTCAGTACCCGAATCCCAGTTCCGCATCACACGTGAGAGCGTGGTGTCGTGCAACGCCTCCATGCCGTCATCGAGCGCGATGTCGATGCCGTCGTACACATCGTCAAAGTTGTTGATATCTTCGACCATGGCGTTACGCCTCGACGATCTTCAGCAGCGTTTCGCGGGCTGCTCGGCGAAGCTTGGGCGTATCAAGCCGTTCGTACCGCCCGCCTTCATCGAACCAGTAGCCGTAGAAGTACCCGCCGTTGGGCACCTCGATGGTTACCAGCAGATCATCGATACCGTCAGTCACGCCTGTTCGATCCTTGTGGTCGCGTTCGAACGCCCGGAACTCGACGAGTCGTTCGTCGCTGAACGAACTGATCGCCTCCAGTGTCTGTTCGACCGTCGCATCGGCGTAGTTGTCTATCATGGGAATCAGTCCTGCGTACCATCTTTTATGGCGAGTACTCCGCGCAGACGAGCAGTACCTGCCCGGCAGCAAGATACGGTGAAATGAACTCGACACGAAACGTTGTGTCGTAGTACTCGATCTCCGAAGCGTCTTCGCCGCCGCCGTCTCGAAGCTCGCCATCAGTGGTATCCGAGAGATCATCGCGGACCATGAAGACGATATCCGCCTCGTCGTCCATTCCGGAGAAGTCCTGTTCGACCGTCGAACCACCCGGATCGGGCACGGCCATGATCGAGTGCGGCGAGTCAGCCGACGCCGCCCACTGCGAGCCGTGGCTGCCTTGGGAGAGTTGCTCTTTGGTGGTGAGCGTCACCGGCACGCCCATGCGCTTGATCTGTCGCCGACCCTCGCGTGGAATGTCAGTCATCGGTGATCACTCACACGTCCCACTGACTCGGGTAGTCGCCGTCTTTGCCGCCGACGGTCGAAAAGGACATCAGGTCCTTGCCGAGCCGGTTCGACGGGTCACGATCCATGGCCAACTGGCCGTACGTGGTGCCGTCCAGTCCGCGACCGAAGGTGCCGCTGTAGGTTCGAGAACTCGGCCCACTGCCGTCCTTGTCGACTTGGCGTTCCGGGCCGAACGTGATGCAGTGTCTGGTAAGATCCAACTCGATCAGAGCAAGCGTTTCGTCGTCCACACCGAAGCCGACGAGTACGGACTCGACTCGGTGATGAGCCTTGATGATGTTCTGTTCGATCTGATCGGTTGTTAGCTCGGTACCGAACCCGCCACCTATCACGTCGGATGGAGTGACGCGAGCGTCAGTTACGTCGAAGTAGTCATCAAGTGCCATTGGATTGAATCACCGAAAACTGCGTTCAGTTAGCGAGTTCGGACTCGGCGGATTCGCGGAGGTAGTCGATCTCCGTATCGCTCATCTCGCCGAAGAATGCACTGAGATCGTCACCGCTCATCGACCCGTGTGCCTCGTCGCCGTCGTAGTGTTTGGCCATCTTCGAGAGCATCTGGTAGTCGTCCGGAACGTGGCCCGATGGCGTCACGTCGTCGAACGACGGTGACTCCGAGTCGGCCTCGGCGTCGGACGTATCTGCTGACTCGGCTTCGGCCTCGTCCGTTACCGACGGATGATCGACCAGCGGGTTCGAACCATCGTCGCTCGCTGGCTCGCGGTCTTCGGGAGCCTCCGTATCGAACTCCACGTCCGTGTCGTCGACTGCCGCAGCCGACTCCTCGACGAGATCCGGCGATCCGGACTCCTCTGGGAAGTCGATCTCGATCTCGGCACCGTCCGACTCCGACTCCGACTCCGACTCTGCATCAGCATCAGTGTCAGTATCGGCCTCTGGTTCCAGTCCCGACTCCTGTGCCACGTCTGCATCTGCATCTGGTTCCGCGTTCGATTCCTCGTCCGTCTCTGATAGCACCTCGTAAGACTCCGGGTTCAGTCGCTTGAAACGCTCCTCCGACACCTCGAAGGTGTCGCCGCGCTCCATGCGTGTCCCGTCTGCCGTCCGATAGGTGCCCCGCTTCACACGAAGTTTTACCATTTGATTATGTTAGGTGTTTCTTGAGTTTACGGCCCTACACGTGTTCGTGTACGACCTGCCACGCTGCGCCGTCGTACTGAACGAACGCCGCGTTGCCGGTTCCGGCTGGGTCCCAGTTGGTCCCATCGGCGAGATAGCTGTCGCCGACTTCGGCTCCGGCGGGTGGGGCATCCTGCGGTGGATACCGCCGCCCGTTCGGACCGATCTGATCGAGTAGCCCGTTGACGATGCGACCGAGTTTCTTGCGGGCGAAGTAGCCGTCTCCAAGCCCGGTTCCTTGTTCATCTGCCATCAGAAATCACTCTACGAGGTGCCGCCCGTGTAGTAGGAGATACCACACTGGCCGCGGAGCGTGTCCTTGACACGTGGAGTCATCGCAGCGACGGTCTTGAAGTTGTCGCGGAACGGGTCTTCCCACTGGACGACCTGTTCTTCGAGCGCGAAGGAGAGGTCGATCACGTCCTTCGTTGGCCGGAAGGCGAGGCAGGCGTCGTCTTCGAGGAACTGGCTGACCTTGATGGTACCCACGTCGGACAGGTTCTCGATGCGGTCTCGGATGAGACGGTCACCAGTGCCTTCCGGATCGGGGTCCTCCATCACGTCTTCCAGCCCTTCGCCGATGTACACCATGTAGCCAGTGTTTGTGGCGCGGAAGTTGTCGTCCTTCATGTCGCGGAACATGCCATCCTTCAGGTCTTCGCGGATGACCTCCGGCGAGGTAAGCCAGTTGCCCAGCGTCCCGGTGTGGACGTTCGGGTGGTTGGCCAGCCCGTACATCGTGTAGCCGTCCTGCACGCCGCCAAGATCGTCGCCGTTGATCGATGGCTCCCAGCCGTAGAGGGCCAGTTTCTCCATCGCTTCGGCGACGGCCCGGCCCGAGCCTTCGGCGTTGAGCGTTTCGATATCCTCGTCGACGACCTGTCCGTCACCCTCGCCGGACTCCCTCCAGCCGATGGAGAAGTCCGAGTGGATAAGCGGAACGGGCGAGCCATCGAGGTCGTACTGCGCCTCGGACTCGTCAGTGGACGTATCCGGCTCCATGCTGACGGTGGCGGTCGAATCGTAGTCCGACTTGTGCCACTCGCTGACCTTGTTGGAGACGGACTCGGAGGTGGTGAGACCGCGGCTTCGAAGGTCAGCCACAACGGTCAGCACGTCGTCCATTGCGGGGTAGACCGCGTTCTCAATACCAACCCACGCCTGCTTCGGCAGCGAGGCGTTAGCCCGAATCCGCTTGCGCTCCATAGCGTTCGCGGTCATCTGAGCGCGAGCGTACTGTGGTGCCTGCTGTACTTGTGTCGCCGCGTAGCCGGGATTACCGGACTGTTTTGAACTTCCACTCATCAGTTACCAACCTCAGTGTGTACCAGCGTAGCAGC